TTGTCTTGTAGCATGTCAGCAACCTGTTGCTCACGAACCTTACCGTATGACAAGTCTAGGTCAAACTTCTTGCGGTCAGCTACACTAGGTTCAATACTATTCATCTGCTGTTTCCTTTTCCATTGACCTGCCAAGTGAGGTATAGAATGTTGTTTGAGCAGCCTGTAGCTGAGTCAATTGAAAATTCAAATTACGTATCTTTCCTTGCACGTCTCGTATCTGAAGAACAAGGTACTTTTGTGTGTCGTCCAAGTCATCAACATTGTACTCGACATCATTGATGCTGACAGTGTTACTTTCTTTATCCATTTGCGGATTCCTTTTCCTTGTGCTTTTCTTTCACTTTCTGCCACTCCTCATAGCAGGGATGGTTGCGAGGCGGATTGTACTGTATCCACCCCTCGCCCCTCTTCCATATCAACGGCTTTTGTGAGGACTGAGATGAGTCCTTCGTTGATGAGTTGTTTTTTCGCGTCATCGTCACACTCAAACACTACGGTGGCTGAACCGTCTTCGTGTTCCTCTATAGATTCAACAGTAATCTTTCCCATTGCCTATTCCTTACGCCGCATTCAAGTCAACGACTTCACACACGCCCGCTGTACACGCCAACTCCCGTGACCCCGTGGTGTTGTCTTCTTTCTCGAAGTCTTCTAGACGTGACCAATCAATGTTGACGTACGACATGCGGTCTTTCCATTCCAAGTAATCGTCTGGCTCTATGTCCTGATAGGGTGCCTGTTGATATGTGTGGTCACTGAACGGCAAGAACGAAACCCCCGATGCTACATCAAAGTTATCGTACACCCACGCACCAACTTCCATCCATTCTTCTTCTTTTACAGACACAGTAATAGATGGCTTGTGTTCACACCAATGCAAGGCATAGGTTTTCCACAGTTCGAGTTGCTGGATAGCTGTCATCTCTGTGCGTGTCACTGCACCCTTTGGCGATTCCATAGGGAAGCTGAACACGGTTGTTGAGTCAGGCTTCATCACGTCACGCTCTGCTGGCACACCCGAATCAATCAGGAACTGTGTCAAGGGGTCTTTGTTGTCACCCCGCACTGTGCGAATGTAGTGGGGATTGTGACGAGCATGGATACCGCTGGCGGCATCGACAAGCTGGGATACAGTCCCACTGGGCTTCACGCAGGTGATTGCTGCAGACTGAGGAATGTCTAGCATCTTTGCGAACTCTTTGTTGACTTTGACAGCCTCTTCCTTCATGGCCTCTAGCCATACCTTACTGTCAACATTCTTGGACAACACATGATGGTCCATGATACCCGTCAACGACACACCCAACAGACGCTCTTCTTCTGTGTTCTTCTTCCAGATATTACGCAGGTACTTAAAGTTGGTCAGCGTAGACTGGAAGGTACCCAGTATAGTTGACAGGCGTACCTTGCGCTTCAACGAGTCTAGGCTGTCTGATTCCCGCACCACCACCTCTGACAAATTACAGAACTGGTATGGTCTCAAGACTATCTCCGAACACGGGTTCGTACCCCACATGTGGCCTTGCTCACGGCGTCCGTTGCGGCCCACCTGTATGTCAGCAGCCTGTCTATTAAAGATGCCTCGCTCACCAGACTTGGACTCGTACAAGGATACCCACTCACGCATGAACGTACCCATCTCTGGCTTGCCCTTGTAGGCTACAGAGTTGTTAGCCAGCGCACGTTGAGGCTCGTTCTCCCACCACATACCGGACTTGGCGTGTGCCATCTGGTCATCATTCAGGTTGCTGAGTGAGATGAGTGCGCTACGACGTACACCGCCAACGACTACAATCTCACCTACCTTGCACATCAGGTCGTGACATTCGATAGGAAACAGCTTGCGTCCCTTTGCCTTCTTGAATGTTTCAATAGTGAAGTTAAACAATTCTACTAGGGGTTGCGGCCCAGAGGCACGTCCACCCATTACCTTGAGACGTTCACCTGCAGGTCGTACAGCAGAGACATCAATCTGTGGAACTTGTCCTGCGTACAACAGGGCAACCAATTCACGGTATGCCTTTGCCCATCCGGGCTTGCTGTCACCAACCTTGATGACGGTATCTGAACCGTGAAAGTTGTCGGAGATGGTGGGCAGCTTCTCTACGTTCTCACGCTCAACAGAAAAGCCCACACCTGTGCCGCACATAAGAATGTACATGCACTCATCAAACGAACGAGGGCTGTCAACAGGGATGTAGGAACAGTTGTAGCCACATACGTTGTCACGGTCTAGGGCATCTCCTGATGTCATCATAGCCCGCATAGATGGCATGATTTCCAATCCCAATACAGCGTCTTCTAATTCGCTGCGTAGGCTTGCGGACAGCTTGTAACCGTGGTTGGCACCTAGATGTCCCTCCATGTAGTCAAAGTATCTCGCCACTGTTTCGCCCCAAGTCTCACGGCGTTGCTCATTCTGTTTCCAACGGGCGTAACGTGACTTGTGGATAAATTCTTGGTAGGGTGTGGGTAGTGAATTATTCATTGTCTGTTCCTTCTTGGCTTGGATAGTATACATAAACTGCAGAATTACAGTTTGGACAGTGTAGGTTTGTAACCATGACGTACTCTTCTTCTTCTAGGTCATGGTCCCCGCCCCATATTAATTCGTGATTGCAATGCCAGCAGTTCATTGCTTTATATCTACCAGTTTGTTCAGGTAGAACTGGGCTTTCTTGAGGTCTTCGGTTCCGTTTTTATAGCGGTATCGCCAAAGGTACTTGAGGATGTTTCCTTGCAAGTAGTGTTCAAAGCCGTCGCCTGTCGCCGCTGCGATTGCGTCGAGGCATTCGATACCTGCTTGATTGTAGTGTGGCGGGTGATTGACGTTATCGTCATCCTTGCTCTTCTCCTTCAAGTAATCCTCGTTGCGTATCTTCATATATTCCTCGTGTCTCATCTGTTATCTCCACTGCCTTGTATATTACCAGATGCCATGCGAGACTTCAACTTCCGTATGTTCATCTCAGCAATTTGTTGCAAGGTATAGTCTAGGTCATCTGCAAGCAGCGCACAGTACCAGAGAACGTCTCCTATCTCTCGTGCGATTTCATTCTTAAACGCAGCATCATCCCGCCCATCTCGAATAATCTTCTTTACCTTGTCAGCAACTTCGCCAGCTTCCCCCGCAAGGCCCAACGCCGTGTACACAATCTTTGCTTCTTCGGGATATATAGCCGTGTCTTTGGCCTGTGCCTGATAGTTGTTCAAGTTCCAATTTTCCCGAATCATTGTTCTCTCCCGAACTTAACCTTGACGATGTTGTCGTCTCTCCCTATGACTGTGGCCTTGTGTTCAGCCTCTGCCTCTTCGACTACCTGCTCTAAAAGTTCGTGAGCAGTTATCCGTGCCATTCCTGCATCCAGCACACGCTCTATGTCTGACTCAAGAAGTTCTAGGATACCCTGCTGCACAACAGCCCCTGCAGGTATGTAATCTTCATCCTCGTCTTCCGGTGTTGTATCATAGGCCGTGAGGTTAAATCCCTCTTCGTCAGAGGGCTTCATAATAATGTACCACCGCCCACTCAATAGGCTGGCCTTTTCTAATCCAAACGCATCGTCCATCATTTGCACCACTCCTCTGGTATGCTGCCCTCTGCCCAAGGAAACCCATATCGGTTAGCCCAGTCAGCGTAGGTTGTTTTGCTTCCCTTGTAAATCCTATTTGATGCCCTTGCGAAAACAAAACGTATGTCCAGTTCAGGGTATTGTTGTTTAATCAACTGCATTTTTACCCTGTCGCCTTTGTCAAGATGCCCCTTGGCTTCAACTATGATTCCAGTATTTGTAAGTATAAAGTCTGGGGTGTACGTTCGAGGCTTGGGTATGTAAGTTAATTTCATAGTTTCGTACTCGTATGGTATATTATTACGAGCAAGAGCCTTGGCTAACCCAATCTCAAACTGTGACCTATATTTAGTGCCTCTCATAATCCTAGCAACGGAAATGCCGCCTTTACCCCGTCCAGCCTCTTTGATAGATACCCTTCTACCTTTGGTGTTCGTTTTTCTAGGTAGGTGAATACGTCTGCTAGGGGCAGAGTCGGAAGGCATACAGTTGCTCCCTGTCTTAAATGGTTAATGATAACCTGAAACTCATCCTCAATTTTCCGTATGTCACGGACATGAGTGTCGGACGACAGGTGCCCTTCCGCAGAGAAGTTCTCGCGCAAGGTAAGGGGCAAAGACTTTTCCAGTGTGCGAACCTGCACAGTTGCTGGGTCCCCGCCCCGTCTCGTGTGGGATTCAACGTAGATACACATCAACCCCGGATTTAAGGTAAACAGTTCCCGTGGATACGATGGGGTGTAAAGAAGGGGCAATGCTAGAGTTCCCTCTTTACAATTTTTGTGTACCACGCATTTGGTTTGAACTTAGCCCGTGATGTTACTTTCGGTGCATACTCCACATTTTTCCAGCAATGCTCTTTAAATGAGCAAAAACTGCAAACCTTGGGAAGAAGACGATTGCCCGTCTCAATCTTCTGGCCCTTGACTGTATAGGTTTCTGGCACCGACTCGAACGGGACTTTGAACGGGGCATCATTAACAAGTTTATCCACACGGTCATGGGCATCCTTTAAATATGTTTCACGGTCCTCGCTCTGGTCCTGTGGGGCTTCTACGAAATCCCATTCGCCACTGGA